CTATAAAGTCACGTTATCGTGATGAGTTTACCTACGCATCATTTAGTGAAGGTGAGAAGATGCGTATTGATCTTGCACTACTCTTTACTTGGAGAGCAATTGCAAAGATGAAGAACTCAACAAATTGCAATCTACTTATCCTAGATGAGATATTTGACAGCTCACTTGATGGAACAGGAACAGATGAGTTTCTAAAAATTCTGAATACATTAGGTGATGAGAATGTGTTTGTGATTAGTCACAAGCAAGATATATTAGTTGATAAATTTAGAAGTACAATCAAATTTGAAAAAAATAGGAACTTTAGTCATGTTGTTGCTTAACGGAGATTGCATTGAAGAAATGCAAAAAATGATTGACGAAGGAGTCCAAGTGGATTCCGTTGTTACAGACCCACCATACGAACTTGGATTTATGGGTAAGAGTTGGGATTCAACTGGTATTGCTTTTCAGAAAGAAACGTGGGAACTTGCATATCAATTATTGAAGCCCGGCGGGCATTTGCTCGCATTTTCTAGTAGTAGAACATATCACAGAATGGCAGTTGCGATAGAGGATGCTGGTTTTGAAATTCGTGACCAGTTGATGTGGATATACGGAAGTGGATTTCCAAAGTCATATAATATAGGCAAAGGTGTGGATAAGAAATTGGGTAATGAAAGAGAAGTGGTAGGTAAAGGTAAGGCAGGGGCTGCATTTCATTATGGTGCAGTTGGTGATGGTGGTTTTGGTAATACCTTTGATGGTAACGGAATAGCATCTTCAGAGTGGGAAACCACACAAGGTAAATCAGAATGGGAAGGTTGGGGTACTGCACTCAAGCCTGCCCACGAACCTATTGTGATGGCAAGAAAACCATTGGAAGGAACAGTTGCAGATAACGTATTGAAACATGGAACTGGAGGCATCAACATTGATGGGTGTAGAATACAAACAGATGAGAAGTTGAATATTGGTTCTAACAACAGAGAGAATGGTGTAGTAAACTTTGGTATGAAAGATGATAAGGATAGTCAGAAACAAAATGAACTAGGTAGATTTCCTGCCAATGTAATGCATGATGGAAGTGAAGAAGTTGTGAGTGGATTTCCAAATACAAAAAGCACAAAAGGAAATCCTAGAACTGCAAGTATCAAAAATCAAACAAGATTGAATAATAGTGAAGAGGTATTTGTAAATTGCGAATATGATGATGAAGGTTCTGCTGCAAGATTTTTCTACTGCCCAAAAGTATCCAAGTCAGAAAGAGGCGAGGATAATACGCATCCCACAGTAAAACCGCAAGAGTTGATGAAATACCTATGCCGACTTGTAACACCAAAGGACGGCACAGTCCTAGACCCATTTATGGGTAGTGGTTCTACTGGAATGGCTGCAAAAGATGAGGGTTTTGATTTTATTGGTATTGAACAAGAGAAAGAATATTTTGAAATCGCAGATAGTAGAATAAATATTACTGCACCATTATCGGAGTTTTTTGAATAATGGCAACATATATCTAAGGTAACAAAGAAATCTCAAAAACTTGTCGAGTCTTATTCCTAGACTCAAGTTCTACGTTATTTTTAGCTCTAGTAATCGTCCTATATGCTCCTGATCCAAATTCATCACTTGCAAGTGGTGCTATTTGCGCTACCACCAATACAGCGAGAATTGATGCAAGGTAAGCGGTTTTCATTATTTTTTCCTTTTTGGTTTAATTAAGTTCTTCTTACACAAATATTTATATGTTGCGGTGCAATATTATTGGTCATAACACCTTTTCCAAATTAGATATAATAAATATTTAATAAGTTACCACAAATCAACAACTTACCGACTACGATTTTTCTTGACAATACTTGTTCTATCCTGTATAATAGCTATATAAGATGAAAGATTACACAGAAACCCCAATAAAGATACCACTTGACAAATCCTGCCACGTTTGATAGAATATATAAATGATGAAAAATAAATCAATAATTGCAAAACTCCTCGCTGAAGAGGATATCTTCGTTGTTTACAAGAAAATGGAAACAGCGTATTTCAATCCTAAATCACGCGAATTAGGTCTACCCATCTGGAATGATGAGATGATGACACCTAATATCGAGGATTTGATGGTTTGTCACGAGATTGCTCATGCACTCTGGACTCCACTCGATATGCTTGAACAAGCTAGGGTTCGTAAAATCAATCACTCATTTGTAAACATTATTGAGGATGTTCGTATTGAACAAAAAGTACAGGAACGCTATCGCGGTTCTGTTGCAGTATTCAATCGTGGATATGATGATTTGGCTGCTAGAGATTTTTTCGGTATTGCAGATAAAGATGTTTCTAAGATGAACCTGATTGACCGTATCAATCTGTTTTTCAAGATTGGTAGTCGCCAACAAAAAATTGAATTCTCTGATGAAGAAAATGTTTGGGTTAAAAAAGTTTCTAAATGCGAAACGCCTGATGATGTTCTTAATGTTGCTGAAGAACTTTACAAGTGGATGAAAGAAAACGAACCAGAGGAAGAACAAGAAGAAACTTCTAGTCAAGATAATTCTGCTGACGATTCAGCAGAATCTTCTGACGAAACTAACGATATGAATTCTGATACTTCACCTAGTGAACCTAGTGAAAAAGAGGAAGAAGAAGAACTTGCACCGAGTAATAGTGGTTCTGCTGATGATGACAAAACTGATGATGCAGAAACTAAAGAAACTAGTAATAACAAATCTGGTGATGAAGAAACTAAAGAAGAAAATGATGCCAGTATAAAATCAGCTGCAAACGGTGCTGGTGGTAAAGATGATATTACCGCATCAACTGATACTGATGTCAATAATGCGATTGAAAAGTTGATTGATGAAAATGCTACAGATCGTGTTTATGCAAACATTCCAGATATTTCTGGTGATGATATCATTATAAAATATGATGATATTCTTAAAAAGTCTATTGATGCTTGGGCCCACTTCAATGAAACGGATTCGCCTTTTTATTTGAATACTAAAAAAGCAGTTGTTGAAATGAAAGCAGATTCTAAAAAGACTGTTGCTTACATGGTTAAAGAATTTGAAATGAAAAAGTCTGCTGACCAGTATGCTCGGGCTTCAGTTTCTAAGTCTGGTTCTCTTGATATGAATCGGTTACACACTTACAAATACAATGAAGACTTGTTCAAAAAAGTTACTACATTGCCAGGCGCTACTAATCATGGTATGGTTATGGTTGTCGATTGGAGTGGTTCTATGTACCAAAACCTTACAGGCACTCTGTCTCAACTATATAACCTAATTTGGTTCTGTCGCCGAACACAGATTCCTTTTGAGGTCTATGCGTTTTCTAATGCATCTCAGGTATTATCATCTGATGAAAAAGGTTACAACAAAAAACATTTAGAATCTTTCAAAGCTGGTAATTTGGTTTTGGATAACATGAAACTTCTAAATTTCTTTTCTAACAAAATGACCGTTGACCAAGAAATGTCTATGATGCATTATCTTTGGATGGTTGCCAATCAATACAATCACTATAAAAACGAATATGGTTATCCATGTTCTATTCCAAGTATATTTAATATGGCAAGTACACCATTAAACGAAGCAATTATTGCAATGATGAACATTGTACCTAAGTTTAGAAAAGAAACTGGTGTACAAAAAGTTAATACAATTTTCTTGACTGATGGTGCTTCCAATAGTAATCGAAGAGTTTATGATTACCGCTTTGATGAAAAAGAAAATGAACATTACGAAACTGAAGAATATTTAGGTAGAAGCGGTGACAAAGTTGTAATTTTGTCTGACCCTAAAACACGAAAAGATTATGAAATAAAATCTTTAAGTAGAATGACTGATAATTTATTGTCGATTTTAAAAGAACGTGTTGTGGGAATGAACTTAATTGGATTCTTTATTGCTGGTTCTGGTCGCTCAGGACGTATTGATAGACAAATTCTTTCTTGGTTTTCCAATATACCTAGTTACAGTGATGAGATGGCAGCTGTTCTTAAAAAAACGAATAAAGAAAAGTTCTATGTTGTTAATGGTGATATTACTGGTTATGATGAACTCTATCTTTTGGCTGGTGGTGGTTCGCTCCAAGTTGAAAATGGTGGGTTGAGTGATGATCTTGCTGGTGCTTCAAAGGCAAAACTCAAGTCTGCATTCGGTAAATCTATGAAAAGTAAGATTACAAGTCGCCAATTACTCAATAAATTCGTAAAATTGGTTGCGTAATGATAAAAAAAGTTTACTTTATCAGGGATATCAATAACTTACAACAACGATTTTGCTTGACAATACTTGCCTCAGAGAGTATAATGGCTATATTATGATGAAAAAAGAAGGAATAAATATGAATTTGACCCCACGAAAACAACTGTTTGTCGATACCGCTACCGAAATGTTTGGTGATGCCGCAGTAATTACAAATGCTCAAATTAAAGAATCAGCTGCAAAAGCAAAAATTGGGTTTCCTAGCTGGTTTCGTAAAGATTATTCCGTTGGGCCCAATGCGTATAAATTACCTAGTGAGAGTGATGCTCCTGTTGCTCCTGCTGCTCCTGTTACTGCAGCTCCTGTTAACGCAGAAGCATCAGTAGTCAATCTGGTTGCTACTAATATGGAAAAACAAAATCTAGTTCCTGCTAAATTTGAGGGGTTTGTCTCTTGGGGTAACTTTTCCCTGATTGAAAAAGTTGTCAAGTCTGGTATGTTCTATCCTATTTTTATTACTGGTCTATCAGGTAATGGTAAAACATTAATGGTAGAACAAGTTTGTGCTAAACTTAAAAAAGAACTTATTCGAGTAAACATTACAATCGAAACTGATGAAGATGATTTGCTTGGTGGTTTTCGTTTGGTAAATGGTGAGACTAAGTTTGTGCCAGGCCCTGTTATTGAGGCAATGGAACGTGGTTGCACGTTGTTGCTTGATGAGTGTGACTTGGGTTCAAACAAGTTACTTGCACTACAACCTGTACTTGAGGGTAAAGGTGTTTATCTTAAAAAGATTAACAAGTGGGTCACGCCTAAAGAAGGTTTCAATGTGATGGCAACTGCCAACACTAAAGGTAAGGGTTCTGATGATGGACGTTTTATCGGAACTAACATTCTTAACGAAGCGTTCCTAGAACGATTTGCAGTTACAATGGAACAACCCTATGCATCAGTTGCTGTTGAGACTAAGATTGTCTTGGGTGCAATGAAAAAGTATGGTGCTGAAGATGCTGAGTTTGCTAAGAACTTAGTCACTTGGGCTGATGTCATTCGTAAGACATTCTATGATGGTGGTGTAGACGAGGTGATTTCAACTCGCCGACTAGACCACATTGTAAAAGCGTTTGCAATCTTTGGTGACAAAATGCAATCAATTGAATTGTGTGTCGCTCGCTTTGATGAAGATACCAAGGTGTCATTCCTAGACCTCTATACCAAAATTGATGCTGGTATAGATGTCGAGGCAAAAGATGGTGATGCAGAAAATGATAAAATTGTAGAAGAAGTCTCTGAAGATGTAGCGGCATTCTAAAATTACTATCACGCCGTGGTTTCACGGCTTTTGTAAAAAAAATATGTATGGGGGTTGAAATTCACGTTTCAATCCTTATATATATTATGTATCGCCGAATTTCGGGATACATTTAACGTAATCTTGCTTAATAAGGAGAAATAAAAAATGGTTACAAAACTAAGTCTATTCGACAACTTTAATCAACTAACACCCTACGCAGTTGGGTTTGATCGAGTCTTTGATCAACTACAAAATTATGCTTCGCATAATGCAACTTCATCAGGGTTTCCCCCATACAATATCAGAAAGGAAGGAGAATTTAGCTACGTCATTGATATGGCACTGGCTGGTTTTTCAAAAAATGATATTGAAGTCGAAGTAGCAGATGGTTTACTTACGGTTCGTTCTATTAAAGAGAATGACGAAGATGATTCCAACATTTATCGTGGGATTTCATATCGTAAGTTCAATCGCAAATTTACCCTTGCAGATGAAATTGTGGTAAAGGATGCTTCCCTTGAAAATGGTATGCTAGTGATTTCACTAGAGCGTGTTGTTCCAGAGGAGAAGAAGCCGCGAAAGATTGAAATTAATTAATTTTAATTAAATCAAAAGGGGGGTTGACTTTAACCCCCCTTTCCTGTATTATAGTATAAATCATGTAAAGGAGATATCATGAAAATATTTGAATTTGATAGTGTAGAAAAAATGACTGATGGTTCTGTTGCTCGACAAGTAGACGGCGATGGCAATCCAGTTAATGAGGACGGAACACCTGTTGTTACTGCTAGTGCATTGGGCGGTGGTTTTACTGGTGGTGCGACAGAAGAAGAAGCAGAACGCAATGCAAGACTTGCTCGTGAAAATGCAGAGATGCTTGCAGAAGAAGAAGCGAAAATGGAAGAAGTTAATCATGGACTGAAGTTTGCAATTCGCCCAGTTAAAGCATTCTCTATTGGTCGTATTGAATTTCCAATGGAAATCATAGACGAAGTTAATGACCACATTGACAATGTAATCATACCAAAAAGTGATAGCTTTGCAGATGGTTTAGTCGGTCAACTTAAAAATGACAAAAAATCTGCTCAGTTAAATTTTCCTCTAGATGATGAAGTTGGTCAACAATTAAAAACTGTGTTTGAACAAGTTGGTAAATCATATCTCAAACAAGGTTATGATCGTGATGCTGATACTGATTGTTTTCAGTGTTGGTCTAACCATGCGTATGCTGGTGATTACAACCCTTATCATGATCATGGTGTTCAAACAATGGCAGGTCTGTCAGGATTCCTGTGGTTGAAAAATCCAGAGTGTATTGAAAAACTTGATCCAGTTCCAGCAGGATTAAATAATGCAAGTGGATCAGTTGATGGGTTTACTCAATTAATTTGGGGAACAAATACTAGAAAAGACATTATGTCATTACACGGACAACAAGAAGATTATATAAAACCAGAAGTCGGTGTTATGTTAATATTTCCTAACTGGTTGAAACATCAGGTAATGCCATTTTTTGGCGAAGGTGAAAGACGTTCTTTGGCTATGAACTGGAATGTCACAGACACAGAAGCACAACTTAGAAAATTTATGTCTGACCGCGAAGAAAAAAAGTATGACGATTATCTTGCAGAGAAAAAAGGTAAATGATGAGTAAACGTCCAGACTACAAATACAATGAAGGTGAAGCACTTGCTGAACTTGAAAAGTATATCGACTCTACCTATGATGAACATTATAGCAAAAACAAGTTTCAAGCTACAGAGTTTATCATAGATGGTGGTCACGGTGAAGGGTTTTGTATCGGCAACATTATGAAATATGCACAACGATACGGAAAGAAAGGCGGTAAGAACAGAAGTGACTTGCTAAAAGTGATTCACTATGGTATTATAGCCTTACACATTAATAATATGGAGAATGGTGAATGAGTGATGTTGATAGATTAGTCTATCTAGTTGAAGAAATTGGAATTCTAAAAACTAGAATAGAAGAACGTGGAACAGGGCATATTAATACAGCAATTAGTGTCTTGGAAAATAGAGTGAGTGAATTGAAGGAGAAATTAAATAATGAAACTAAGTAATGAAACGGTATCTGTATTGAAGAACTTTTCTACAATCAATCAGAACCTTGTGATTAAAGGTGGTAATAAAATTGCTACTATGTCTGCAATGAAGAACATTGTTGCAAAGGCTGAAGTACTTGAGGATTTTCCTCAAGAGTTTGCAATCTATGATTTGAATGAGTTTCTTTCTGCGATCTCATTATTCTCAAAACCAGAATTGGAATTTGAGAATGATTTTGTGATGATTACAGAAGAAGGCACTTCTAAATCCTTAAAGTATTGGTATTCTGATCCATCTGTAGTTACTACACCAACTAAAGATATTACTATGCCTGAGTGTGAAGTAAAATTCAACTTATCAAGTGATACTCTTTCAACGGTGACTAAGGCAGCTGCAGTTATTGGCGCACCTGATATGGCACTTGAAAGTGGAAGTCTTAAAGTTACAGACAA